TAATGGTCTTGTTTCTAAAGTTAAAGAAATTTGATATCGGTCAGCACCAGGAGCTTGATAGTTTGAAGCATTGATTGCTGGATCTAATAAAGATGCATCATCATTGTAACCAATAATAGATTCAACTGCATTTAGACCAACACGCAAAGATGGTGTTGAACTATATTTTTCTAAAGATATGGTTGTTTCATTAACGGCAACAAAGTTACCTTTAACATAAAATACACCATTGGAAATAGAAGCAATTGAACTTAATCCTGTTGCAAGATTTGTACTTGTTTCAGTAATAATAGTTGCAGTATAGTTTGAATCATTTAAATAGATTGTATCACCAGAAGCAAAACGAGTTCCTGTCATATATGATACAATCAATGTGGGAGCATCGCCTGCTGCACCACTTGAAGTTGTTACAGCTTCTTTTGTTACGAGTACTTTAGCAAGAATTGAAGAATCTGAATTTCTAATTGTTCCATTTTCAAACCAAGATGCTGAAATTGGAGAACCGCCAATAGTTGTATTTAATTTTAAATAATAAACATTTTGATTAATTGTTACTTTTCCGCCAGCTACAGGTGTATTCTGTGCAAAAATTGCATCTGCAAAATTTGTAATTTGATTTTGAAGAATAGTTTGAGATTGTGTTAATTCTCGAGCCTGTACTGCATATCCAGGTTTAAAAAGAATCCTATGATAATTTTTTGTAGAATCAAAGTCATCATAATATGGATCTACGTTAAAGTCGCCAGTAAAATTGGTTGCCATGTTTTCTTTCCAAATTAAAATCTTAATACGATACGGAATTGTTCCGTACCATCAGAACTTCTTGTTACACCAGACCTATTTTCTATGTAGGTCATATATCCAGACATAGTAATAAAATCGGGTGGTTGATAACCTAATAAAGTTCGAACAGCAGCCCCAATTGATCCGTTTGCATCTTGTATAATTGCTTGATTGGGAATTAATGTTCCTTCTGTATTTATTACACGAAGTATATTGTATGTACTATCGAAACTAGCAATTGTTCCAAAGAATGTTGCTGTTGCCAAGTTTGAACCTTGATATACAGTTTGACCACTTACAAAAGTACCTGTACCAGGAGAAACTGTCAATTGTGTAGTAACATCATAGATATCTTCAAAAGCAGGCTCTGGAGTTGTTTGTGTTGAAGAAGGATCTAGTATTAAACCTAACTGATAATATGTCATATCTGTTGGTATAAATCCACCCTCAGAACCAGAAAGATTTAATGATAACATCACATTATTACATGCTAGTTCAGATATTGGATCGTAACCGTGACCGTTTACCGGTGAAACTGGCGCAATCACTTGAGCTACCGTATTTGGAGTTGGATATCCTAATGTAACATTGACGCTTGCAGATGCATATGTATAATCTGATCCAACATTTGTTACTACAACATTGGTTAAATATCCTGCCGCATTAATCACAGGAGAAGCATTTGCTCCAGAACCATCACCTGAAATTGTTACTGTTGTTCCTAGGCTACTATATCCATTACCCACAGCAGTTACATTTATAACATCAATACAACCTTTGCCTATTGTATTTAATGCTGGATTAGGTATTGTGGTTCCAATAGGAATTGGCATCCAATTTTCATCAAGAAATTTTTGTTTAATACCTGTATTAATTGAATATAAAAATTTCCATTTATAACCATCGGATGTTTGTACTAAAAAAGTGTCATCAAAAGTACCAGGAGCTAATTGTGGTTCAACAGTTGATGCTACACCACGATTATTCCACAAACATTTAAAAACTTGGTCATATTTGTTTCGTATGTAGAAGTTTTTAGAAATTAAACCAGCTGCATCTAAAGTAAACAAATCGGTACGGTCATCATAATAATCATAAATGACACCTGAAGTCCAATCTCTACGAGGAACAACGGGAGAAATATCTGCACTGGTAACTTTTTTAGCGGCAACTATATTTTTAAATATTTCTTTTATTGAATATTGGTCTTGTGTTGGTGTTGGAGGATTGTAATTATCATCCCAAGGAGTTACTTTACCAATAAAAGCGTATAGACTATTTGTTGCTGTATTGGCTGTAGATGTTGCTGAAGGAGCATAGTAATATTGTAATACTTCATATAATTTACTACCGTATAATAGTAGTGACGAATTAGCGGTTAGTGCTGGCATTATATGATCCTATTATTATTTTGTAATAGCTACAAAAGTATTTGCTAATGTTCCATCCATACACCAGTATTTTACAAAGATACTTGATGTTGATGGAATACTATATGTTGTTGAATTAATGGTTGAATTTATTGCAGAACATCCGTGAGTAAATGTTTGTCCAGTGCCAGCAGTATTTGTAATCCAAGCTTCAACTACTTTACCTGCAACAAAACTTGAGAGTGTTACAACTAAACCGGCTGCAGTTTGAGCACGAACAACCGAGTTGTTTGCAATGTCAATAGTGATTGCCGTCTGAGCACTTGGATATACTAATGGAGTATAAATGAATCCTTTTGTTGGTGCAACAGTACCGGTGAATGTTGCTGAATCTGCATTAAATGTAGCTATTTGACTAAGTGTATTTGTTCCTACTTTTGTATTCCAAAATTGAATTTGTGTACCTCTATTGGCATCACTAAAATTTTCAGCAGCAACAAAATCAATTTTTGTTGGTGAAGATGCTGGAAACTGAGTACCAGTATATCCATTACCTACAATACGCATCATTACATCGTTGTTTTGTGTTGCTGTTGGTAAATCAGCTGAACCACGACCCATGCGACCAATAACAACAGGATAAGAATTTTGGCCAAAACTATCTATTACTACTCTAGTTACAGAATTAGCTTTACCAGTAACTTGTAACATATAATTTGTATTTGAAGGTGCAACAGTAGCACCGTTAGCACTTGCTGTTATTTGAACAAAAGCCACATTTGGATTAAATGTTGAATTATTAAAGTCAATAAGTGTTCCGTTAGATACTACATTTCCTGTTATAGTAAGGTCTTTAGTAATATTTGTTGTTCTATTGATAATTAAATTAGCAGTAGCTATTGCTTGACCAATTGTCATATCAGCACTTGTTAAACTAGAATATATCGCATTATTTGATAGTGTTAAATTACCAATATTTCCTGAGTTTGCTATAACATCACCAGTAACAGTCAAAGTTCCACCAAATGTTGTTGATGTATTCGGTAAAGCGTTATTGGCTTTGTTGAAAGCGCCTTGTGCTATGAAAGATGTAGTATTTGATAAAGTATACGCACCTTGTGCTAAATTAGTAGCGACTGTAATATTAGTATTTTGAGTAGTATCAACACCCGATTGAATATTGGCAGAATTAAAAGCTGCTTGAGCCAACACAACACCAGTATTTGCTTGAGCAAATGCAGCAGTTGAATAACTAGCCGGACTTGCCGCAGTATTCATTGTTGTTGCATCTTGAAATACAATTTGATTTTTTAATACTAAACCAGTATTGTCTTTGAAACGAGCAATTTCTTTTTGTTTAACAGTATCACCAGTAAAGAACACAACATCGGTGCCTGTTGTACCAGTTCCTATCCATAAATTACCATAAACTTGACCTGGTTTTCCGTGAGAATAGATGTAGGCATCATTATTGGCAAAATTAAAAGCTGCATCATAGTCCATATTTGAACCTTGAATACCAAAATCAATAAAGTTATTGGCATTATCACCGTTATCAGCAGTAATAACAAGGTCACCAGAACCTTTTGAATTAATATTTTGAATATTAATTTGTGAATAAGGTGCTGTATTACTAATAAATTGTGCTACAATTCCAGGTAAAATGGATGCTGTTGCGGTTCCAACATTCAAAATATTGTTTGCAAATAAACTAGAAGCTAAAACTGTTGTACCAAAATGTCCAGTTGTTCCTGTAGTTTTATCTACAGCAACAAAAATAGTATTGGCATTATTTGCTGATAATGCAATTAAATCTGGAAGTTCTGATATTTTAATTGTTGACATTTTTTACCCTATTAATATGTATTCGCCAATTTCAGTTAAAAGCGAATATCCATCTTCTGTTGTTAACTCTGGATAGTTGTATAAACCAACATCTCCGTAAATCATTACTGACTGCGTATTTGCATTTTTATTGACAGTAATCCTTGTATTTGCTAAAGGTCCTACAGAACTACTCGAAATAGAGAATGCTCCATTAGAAAACACTTTGGTGATGGTATAATAAGAACCACCATTAAATGATACTGTATCTCCTATAAAGAAAATACTATCATATTTTGTTTTATTTGTAAAATTCCCGTCATATTGACCGGTTAACGTACTTATATTTATCACGTTAGAATTGGCGTTAGCTGATCCATAAGCAACATTTGCAAAAGTCAAATAAACATTGTCCTGCATGTAAATTTGGTTATTTGACCAGTCTACTTGAGTAATAACGGAATAAGCTCTAGTGTTGTTGGTTGCTGTAAATTCAACAATATCATTGGCTAATATGGTGTTTCCAATATTACCTGAAATAACATTTGTAAATTTGATGATATTATTACTAATGTTTGTTGTGGCAGTATTGACATATAATGTGGCATAAGCCGCAGTTCCAGCAACATAAGCTAAAGTATTACCTTTTTGATAATAATCTGTTACGCCTGTGTTGAATGTATTACCAGAAGGAAGAATGTTTTTACCAATTAAACGAGTTCCTGATGGATGTACTAAATTTAACACTAAATCTCTATAAGAACTAATTGCTCTTTGTGTAGATAGGATATAAGTAAAGTTATTATAATCCATACTCTCCAAAACAATACCTTGACTGGAGATATGGCCATCATCATTTAAGTATTTTCCTTCACCAGTAAAAATACCACCATAGAATGAAGCGGTTGCTCTGGCAGAACCATCACCATATAATTTACGACTTGTTGGACTGCCGGTCGAATCTGTCAAAGCAGTCTGTGGAGTCATTATTAAATAATAGGTGTTTCCGTTTACTGTTTTGTTTACCTTTAATGGCAAAGTGGGATCATAACTTCCAACATATTCATACGTTCTTAATTGATAAACATCGTTTGCTGAACTTGGTGGTGTAGCGGTAACAAGTTTTGTTGAAGAATCGAAATAAGCATAATAAGTTTTAATTGAATCTGTACCTTGATAAATTAAATCTCCAGCTGTAAGTGGATAAGTTACAGAAACATTTTTAACAGCCACGTCAGCAATTTTTAAAGAGATATTAGGAGTACTGATATAATCTTCACCAGCATTAAGAATGTTAATAGTTAAAACGGAACCAATAGTATCCGTTGTTGGAGCTGCCGTAGCACCAACCGACATAACACCAGGAATAATTAAGCTTGCACCCGTACCTGTGGTAGAAGAAATATTAACCGTTGGAATATATTGATTATCGTAACCTAATCCACCTAAAGGATAATTTTGTGTGGTATTTCCACTAGAATAAACATAATTTGCAGAAATGATTGAACCAGCAGTATTTACTGTGATATTGGCGTAAGCTCCAAATCCTAACCCACCAACGATTGAAATTGTATTTGAGTTTCCATAACCAACACCACCATTTACAATTTGAATTGGTCTCAACATACCAAGATAGGCAAAATTATCTGTTCCATAATCTGTGTTATATAAAGACTGAATTCCAATATTTGGTGTGCTTAAGTAATTTGTACCAGGACTTGTAATGGTGAGTGATGCTACTGGTCCAACAGCATATGATTTAAATGTTAATACATCTAATAATCTGGAGTTGGTATTGGCTGTAGTTACAAAATTTGTATATGTTTGTGCAATTGTACTATTTCCAAGTTGAACATTGGCCATAGCACCTAAAGTGTTACTTGTGACTTGTGTAACAAAAGTTAATTTACTATCATCTATTAATGAAACACGTGCGGCTGAACCTACTCCTCCACCTCCAGAAAATGTAACAATCGTATCAGGTGACACTCGATAACCATTTGATGGTTCACCTACAAGAATTGATGTAAGGCCGCCGGTAGAAACACTACCAACTTCTCCTAAAAATCCTACAGCATTTGCAATTGCTGGATTTAAACCATTATAAGCAATTACGGGATCGCCAGCATTATAATATAAACCTTTATAATTAGGATTAATTGTAATTTTTGAAATTGATCCAACAATACGGTCAGATAAAGTAACTGCACCTGAAGGAATTTCTATTCCTTGATTTTGTATATAAACTTCACCATTATAAAAATAAACATCTTTACCTGTATTATCTACAACTCTAATTGTTTCACCGGAAGAAAATCCTCTTTGTGTGTTTGTAATAAAAATTTCAATTTTGGTACCACGGACAGCAACATAATCAATTGTACAAAAAGATTTACTAGTTTCACCAAAAATTCTTAAACCTGAAGTTAATAACCAAGTATAATCGGTAGAATCAATTCTTAAAGATTTTGGTACAATCCATTTACCTGCTGAAGCTCGAAGAACAACGTCACCGGTATTGAAAGTTTGAGCTTCTACATTATATAATGCTCTAAACAGAAATTGAAAAGATTTTTCTGTACCTTTGGACTGATAAAATTCTTTTGATATTTTTAAAAGTTTTCTTTTATCAGTTAAAGCATCTTCTGGAATATAAGGTAAAAAATCATTAATAAAATAATTAACAAACTCATCAAGTGTATTATCAACATCTATGTAATTTAATAAATTTTTAGAAGCGTATGTTGCGCCTTGACCTGTGGATGTTGCAGTCGTGTTTGATGTATTTGCAGACTGTGAAGTTTCTAGCCACTCATAATAAGCTTCTAAAAAAGAAACAAAGTTGGCATAATTCGAATCATCCCGAATAAACTCCGGCAATTGTTGCCGAATTAGCAAAGAAGTTTTTTGATTTGGTGAAATCATATGTTATGATTTTGCTGTAAGAGTGACGTTAATTGCACCGGAATCTGTAGCGTCCAAAGTTAATATTTTATCTCTCTTTGAATATAAAATAGTAGAAGTTGGAACAGCTTGAATACTTAAAACACCTTGTGTATTATTAATTTCAGAAGGATTAAATGCAGTTAATGTTACTACACCATTAATATAATCTACTGTACCCGCATTAGGATTTAAAATAGTTTTCACGCCATTATTATAATAATAAGTTCTTAAAGTACCACTACTTCCCGCTAACACAGCGGTTGCTGAAGCAAGATTACCACCACCACCAGTTATTTGAACAATGGCTTGAGTATAGTTTGAACCACCATTTGTTACTGTAATTTTTGTAATTTGACCATTAATAACTGTTGCTTCTGCTGTTGCACCAACACCATCTCCAACGATTGTTATTGTTGGTGTTGAGGTATAACCGTATCCAGGATTAAGAATTGAAACTGATTCCAAATATGTTGTTGAAGAAGGAGTTTCTTCCAAATAAACTTGGTCACGAACTACACTATTATTTTTTACATCAATATATTGGAATGATGGAGTACAACTAATACTACCAGAATAGATATCTTTCTTTAAAGATGTATCAAAGTTAAACGTATATGTTCTTGCAGTTAATAAATCTGGTGTAAATCGTTTTTGAAGAATGATTGATGCATCATTTGTAATAAAAGATTGATTTGTAGCCTGCACATATGTAATCAATGATGCTAACTTAAATATTGAATTGAATGTATTTAATGTTGCTGTTCCAAAATTTTGAATTGAAGTTAAAGCCAAATTTTTCAATTGAGAAGATGTCAACGTAGTTAATTTTGGATCATATAAAATATTTGAATTAATTACCAAATATGTGTAATCAACATCTATCACTTTTGGTTGTATTGTTATAACACTAACTGGCTTGATAATTTCAGTTTCAATAATTTTCTTTTGATTTTCAGTCAGAGTATAACCGCCACTTGGTTTTAAAGCAGCAAAAATGGCACCATAAATTACTGGATCATTTTCTTCTCCACCCCATACATTAACAGCATCAAAAGAATAACCCAATGAATTTTGTTGAATGGCAGTAATATAATCTTCTTTAGTTACGGCACGACCTTGTGCTGAATATGATTTGGGTGCTTGAAATTTAATAGAATCGATTGTTTCTTTATTACTACCTTTTGTTGCTGGAGTTACTGAATTTACAGCAGAAGGTGCATATCCACCAACTGTCTGCATAAGAACAAAAGAATTTGCTCCAGTAGCCGCAGTACCTTCGGTTGATACATAATTTACAATAACAATGTTACCTGTTTTTAGTTTTTTTCCTAAAATTCCATCACCAAAATAAATTTGATAATTTCCATTTAATGCTTCTTGCAAGAAAAATACTTCGTTTGAAGCTCCTAAAAGAACATAATTTTCTGCTTTGTTGTATATTGTATATGATGTATTTGAATTTGATTCTTGAACTATAACTTGTAGTGTCGATGTGTCAATTGCTGAATCAGGAATTTCAAAAGTTAATGTTGGATTAGTAACCAAATTTACTGTGTAAGTGTATCTAGAATAGACACCTTGTTTAATTTCAACATTTTGGAATGTGGCAGTAGTATTTGCTACATCAGTATTTACTGTATAAGAATTTGGATTAACAAAAGTATAATTTATACCATCAATTGCAGAAGAACTAAATGTTGAATAAGCAGGAAGTGTTAATGAACTATCAGTTACTTCTGTAAATACAACATCAACTGTTGCCGTTGGTGCAACTGCTGACCTTGGTGTATAATTCAATAATTTGGCATGAGAAACTACAGAAGAACGTTGAACGGCTGAATCCAAAAACATTTCATTGGCTACCATATTCAAATAATAAGCATTGTATTGTGTATTATATGTTAATAAATCAACCAATGCATTTAAAGCGGAACCTTGAAAGTTATAGTCTTTGAATACGTCTTGTGTCTGTAAATAAGTTAAAAAGTTAGCTTTGAGTGTGTCAAAATCTAAACTAGTTAACTGAATATTTGAATTTGCGGCCATTATCTGGTCCTTGTTAATATTAGATTAATTGCGGTCGGTTGTGTTTGGTTTCCAATAAAAACAGTTAAATAAACATTAAACTGATTACTATCTGGATCAGCAGACACATCTAGTGTATTAATTCTAGCTCTTGGCTCGTAGTTTGTTATTGTTCTAACTATTTCATTCTGAATTAAAGTGGCTGTCAACGGGCTTACTGGTTCAAACAATAGTTGATTTAATGTGCTTCCAATATCTGGTTGAAATAATCTCTCATATAAATTGGTGTTTAACAAATTATGAATTGAACGAATTACCGCTTGATCATCATATTTCAAAGCTATATCGCCGGACGAAAAAATCGGCCTAAAGTTTAAATCTATATCGGAGTAAGCGTGTTTATTGAATGCCATTCTTTATTTATTATAGTTATTGGAACAAAATCAATGTTTAAGAGTTAAGTTTTGTTACCAGACTTGGTGTTCCGATAACGTTATTTAACAAATAAGTATTTGTACCACCAGCCGAAGTCAGTTGTTGTAAAAATGCTGATTCGTTTGATACGGCAAGAGAGTTTTGGTAGAATGTCCAATCAGCCGTAATTCTAGCATTTAAATCTGTTCCCACACCATTCATGTAGGTACTATATGTGGTTGAATATGTGTTTGAATAGGTATTTGCATATGTAGACAGTTGATTGGCATATGCTGAGAGTTTGTCTTGTATGAATAAACTAGTAAAACCACCTAACATAGGTACAGTATTTGACTGTGGACCATCGGTTTTGGTTAAATTCATCATATTTTGTTGTCCTAATATAGACAATGAATCATATGATGGAACTTGATAACTGGTTACAACAGAAACACCGGAGATATTATCGGTGTGTGATTGAAAGGTATTAAGTTTAACAATTAGACTAGATGCAGCCGCTACTGTGACACTATCATTGGCCGCATTTGCACTAACCGCAAGAGAATTAACTGAAACCAACATACTAGAATTGTATGTGGTTGTTCTATTTTGAAAATAATTACTACGAGTTGCTGATGTACCGGCACTAAGGTCTTGAATTTGCCAATCTTTCATTGGCGGAGAAGTGCTGGCAATTAAATTGAGCGTGTTTGATGCGTTACTGCTTAATATTGAAGCATCACCAAAACGGGTTGAATCGAAACTGTATCCTAATCGGTCAAAAACAGACATAATATTCCTTTAAGGCATTTGTAAAATTGGTGAAGAAGTTGGGAAACCTCTGTTACCAATATGGTAGTGTGTATTGTAGATTGTTCTCATAAATGGAGCACCACCTTCTGGATCCATCAACAAACCACCATAAGTAATAACTGTTCCAACAACAGAAGGTGCTGTAACTAAAACAGTAGCCGACACAGTACCAGGAACAGTAGGACCAGGAATACCAACATTAATTCCACCAAGAGTTGAAATACCAGCAACAGGATTTGCAGAGCCAGGAAGTCCTGCGTGTATACCTGTACCGGCCGTAACGGCACCCGTTGAGTGTATATCATCAGCAAGAACTTTGCCAAGTACACTCATATCAGTATTTAAAACCATTTTATCACCAGCGGTTACATACAGACCACTTGATATACCTGTTGCATCCAAATTTAAATTTCCACCAGTAGATACTCTATATTCACCTTTAACAAGTAGAGAATAGTCTTTTTCAATAACTTGTTTTACACTACCTTTAACATTGGTGATAGCGTCACCACCCACAGTAATTTCCGCATTGCCAACAATATTAATATTGCATTGTCCATTAATGATTACATTACCATCATTTGCCGTAATATAATATCCATCACCAACAATTTTATGAACTTCCGTACCATCGGGTTGAATTTCTGTAAATGTTCCCGCTTTATGTTGTGTGCGAATACGTTCACAACCAGGAGTATCATCAAACTCCTGAAAATGGCCACACTCGGTTTGCATCACATTATTATATGGATATTCTGCATCATACGCTGATGGTGGTTCTTGAATTTGTGCCATTATGGTTTCGAAAAGTTATTTGATGTAGAAGAAAAACCTGCGGCAGAAAATATTTCTTGTGTAGCAGCTGCTTGTTGTTCAGTATTTGCAATAGCTATAGGAACAGGAACTACCAACGAAGCAGCTGCCACAGCGGCTGTAGCCGTAGCCGTTGCAACAGCAGAAGTAAATTGGCCAATTGAACTAGTAACATCTTTAACGGCATTAGTTAACTCATCAATTTTTGCTTGGTCTGGATCCGGCGTATCTGTCAAAGCAGATTTAAAACCAGAAACTAATTGTTTTTGTAATGTACGAATACAATCTGCAAAATATGCCAATAATCTAGCAGGTAAAGTTAAAATGTAAGCAAGTAGTTGTTTAATAGCATTAACATAAGCAATAAAACCATTCAAAGCTGTAGTTATATCTTTTACAAATTTGGTAGCATATCTAATGTCGTCAGCAAGTTTTTGTAATTGATTAGTAATACCACTAGAAGAAGCATTAACACCAAGATATGCTAAAATTGCTTTTGCTGCATTACGAATTGCTTGAATAACTTTTCCACCTACAGCACCAACTTCAAAAAGAGCTTTACCAACATATGTACTGGAATCACAAGCATGAGATAATGTTTGATTTGATTTTTTTAATCCCGTATTGGCTGTAGCACCGTTACCTGTGGCATATATTGAAATATTGGTTTGATTTGAAAAATTTTCATCAGTATTTGTTGATGTGGCATTTTTTGTAGAAGTGCTTACAATTGGTAAAGTACTAGATGATGTGCTGGGGTCAGCAAACGCATCTACAAATTTTATAGGATCTCCAAATAATGTCGTAGCCATTTTTTACCTCACTTAGACTTAGTATTAATTCCGGGTAATATACCCATCATAATTGGAAATTGACCAGATTCTCCATCCATGAAAAATCCAACAACCCAATCATCATCTTTTGGTTTACTAAATGTGTTTGGATTATTAATGGGATACATTGGCATAGCCCAAGGCAAATCATTTGAAGGTAGTGCCGCTTTATCTTCTGTGTGCCATCCAAAAATACGAACTTGTGCACGGCCAGAAGCCAAAGGGTCGTTTCGGTTTTCAACCACACCAACCCACCAAATAAAACTATTCAATCCAATAAAATTATTACGATTACTCATTATATTTGCACACCATTAATATATCGTGTTAAAGCTGAACTTGTACCAGAATAAGGAGTCGATACACTATCCTTACAAATTTCCATTACCGTTATATATCCGCTGTTTTTAACGATGTGTCTAACAGCAGTCACCAAGTATTTACCTGTGTATAATTTATCAGGTTTTTTCGAATTTAAATTAGGATCTTCACCTACTCCATAAGTACTAAAGTATATAACTGTTCCAGCAGACAATAGTGGATCACCAGGAACAGTAATTTTAATTCTCATATAATTAGCCAAAGATAACTGTGAAACACGATTGGGTAAATATTTCTCAATCATAATATCATTAGCAACGGCATCAGGTTCTTTTTTAATATATGATTTCTTTTTTTGTTCCGAGTTTGTTGTTGCCAATCTAAGTGTTCCAGATTCTAAACCTGGTGGCACATTAGGAGTTTCTCCATACATTGTACCACCTAAACGATTTTTATAATTATTTGTTAAACCAAAGTCATTTAATTTTTGACCTTTATAGTTTTGATAATTAAAAAATGAAGTATTTGACCGTCTTGTAAATGGATCAATAGTAATTAATTTATTACTAAAAGTTCCGTTTGAAATTGCTGATAAAGTGTCAAAAAAATCTAAAACTTCAAAATCAGAAACATTTGTTAATTGTTGTTGTATGTCTATTAAACCTGCACCTTTGTTTAATATATTTTTTGGATCAAATTTGTAATATTGGTACGGTTTTCTTTTATATAATGTCTGTAATGAGTGAAAATGATATCCTTGACTATTTTCATAGAATACCATGTCTGCACCTTCTAGACCAGAATCATCTACTTGAGCATATGTCGATAACCAATTAATTGTTTCAAATATTTTTTTGTTGGGTAAAATAAAATCATAGACTCCTTTGGTGGAATCCATACTAAGTGTCTTATTTGCTGATTTTGGTAAAACATAGGTATTCATAATATCTTTAATAATAAAATCTATTTGTTTACCTTTATATGCTTTTGATAGTCTATATTGTTCTGATAATAAAAATTCTTCTGAACAAAAATTTAACACATAAACTTCATATTGATTACTATCGGAAATTGCTCTTTTAGATATTTTGTATACTCTGTAATTTCTTGAAATATACTTAGGATCATTACTTGTTTTTTGTAACTGAACTTGAATGAATTCGGTACCATTTAAAAGATATTTTGAAATCAATCCTAAAGAATCTTGTAAAACAACTTCACCTGAAATGGTTGAACTATAGATATCTTCAAATAAATTTAATTCAATCATAAATGTAAGTAAATCTACTCCACCATTTACTAAAGGAGTTATTAAACTTAATTCTTTTAAATTATAATCATGTGGGTAACGTATGTATTGTGTACCCGCAACCGAACTATTTGTTGCCATATTAAATATTCACAAGAGATTGATATTGTTCTTCCAACTGACTTGCGTAAGAGGAATTAATTAAATTAATATTTCTTTTTGATTCGTTTAAATTATTTTCATAATCATAAATTGAGATTGCTGATTTTGATACAGTATATGTTACAGAACTACCATCTAAGAAATTTTGAGTTTGTGTATACTCTACAATAGAATCATATGTGGTTTCATCTATTTCTATATTTTTAATGGCGGTTGTATTTGTTTCATTGTCAACCGTTGTAACAATTTTTTCATAATGGTGTACGGTACCAGTAACATATGACAATACTTGGTTATCTCCACCAGCCACTTCAGAGTATTTTCTTTTTAAATATAATTGAAATTGTTGTAAACTGAGTGGCCAATCTGCCTGTGGGTCTACAATATTTGAGTTGCCATATAATACAATCCAATACCGATATGGTGTGCCGTAATATTTGTTTGCAACAATTTCTGGAGTGTCACCGTCTTGTAGTGCATATCTATAGAACAACAAAGTATTATCGGACAATTGTGAAATTAAATTTGTTCGTACCAATAAATTTTTTGTTGCATAAACATTACCATCAGAACTTAGGTTTGTTAAAAAAGGCAAAGATTCGAAATATTTCATTTATTCTCCGTAATTTCCAAATCCGTTAGAACCCGTCATAAAATCTTGCCTTGTTCCACCTAAACTGGCCACCTCTTTATCAATTACAGAACCCATAAATTGTGAAGCTTGATAATTACCAGCAACTGCAGTTTTTGACATTTCTCGTTTTGTGTACATTGTTGTTTCTTTAAAGTTTAATATCAATGTAGTTTGAACTGGATAACCATCATTATATGTGGCCCATCCGTTTGGAGCATAATCAATTGAAACGCCTTCTAACACACAATCATTAACCGTAAACGTTTTTGATGGCTTTCCATTAGTTACAGTATTTGAATTTCCAGCCAAAACATTTAATCCTGTTTTATTTAATGCAGAATAAATTGTATTAGAAATTTTTCCCATAAGTCCACTATTACCCAAAAATTGAAAATCTACTTGAAAAACTTGAGGAGGAGTTAAAAACATTCCAGTATTTCCGTCTTGTGCACCAGAAATTCCTGGTAAAGAATAGTAAGCAAAAGCATCACATATATTTTTGACTGTTTGAGCTTCAGCTGCAGTTTTTGGTGTAAGAGTAAACGCCAAAGAAAATGTTCTTAAACTTACACCTTTATATAATAATTGTAATTGAGGATTGGTAAATATACCCATAGACTGTTTAGCTAAAGCTCCAAGATTTGCTCCCAATCCTGCTTTAGTGGCTAAATCTTGGCCAATAGCAGCACCAATAGCTTTTGCATAAGGAGTTTGTGATGAAGCTAATTTTGTTTTATTGTAATCAGAAATAGCATTAGATATCATGCCAGGTACACCTAGTTCTTCTGTCAATCTCACCTCATCATATGTAGAATTATAATCAATTGTCATTGTTTCGGGCATAAACAAAGAAATTGTTGACAAATTTGTACCCCTTGTTAATGGAGTATAATTGCCTGCGGAAAGTCCAGCTATAGCAACATTTGTACCAGCTGTTAAAGTACTAGTAAATTCTTTTTTTACTGCATTATATGATTTTTCAGTAGCTTCTGTTTGCTTACTAAAAAAGTTTACGCCGGTTTGACCAAGTCTTTCTAAAGAATCACCAAAATTCTTTGTTACAGCAGTTATACCTGTTTTATAATCATATACAGTAAATATAACGGCATGCCCCATAGCAGGATTTGAACCTAAATCTGCTGGAAATAACATATTTTGTGCTGATGGTGTTCCTCCTAAAAGACTTGCCAGAGGACTAGCTATTGAATTTAGACTAACACCACCAATATTTGTAGGTAGGACTGAGAAACCCATGATACTCTCTTTTTTTGTGAATATATAGTATTTATGGCATATTCAGGACGATTTACACCAAAAAATCCACAAAAATATATTGGGGATTACAATAACATCATTTACAGGTCAAGTTGGGAATGTAAGGTGATGGATTGGCTTGACCGAAACGATAACATCATATCGTGGGCTTCAGAAGAACTTATCATTCCTTATATCTCTCCAGCAGATAACAAATGCCACAGATATTTTCCAGACTTTCTTGTTAAAGTCAAAACAAAGGATGGTAAGTTTAAAACAATACTCATAGAAGTTAAACCCAAAAAACAAACATTACCACCAGAACAAAAAAAGAGAGTGACCAAGCAATACATCAATGAGGTGGTAACATATGGTGTTAATCAAGCCAAATGGAAAGCTGCAACAGAATTTTGTTTGGACCGTGGTTGGGAGTTTCGTGTGATGACAGAAGAACATTTAGGACTCTAACTAAATAGTCTTATGGAATCTAAACTTACACAACTAGCAAGAAGCCGACCAGAGGACATGAAAGTAATGTCTAGAAAATCTTTAACGTGGTTAGCCAATAGGATTGCTGAAATTAAAAATCCAGGTTCTATACCAAATGGTCTTAGTAGAGAAGTATACAGACAGACACCAGGTTTTAGATTAGGTGGAATGTATTGTTTTTACTATGACCCCAAAACCAAAGAAAAACTGGACTATTATGACCGTTTTCCAATGGTATTGGTATTAGACAGATATGCTGACGGATTCCTTGGTTTAAACCTACATTATTTGCCGTTTCAATACAGGATTGCCTTTTTAGGTAAACTGATGAAATTCGCTGACCTGAACGATGCCGGCGAAATCGAAAGGTTGAGAGTCACCTACGACATTTTAACTGCGTCCAAAAGTCTTAAAGCGTTTAAACCGTGTCTTAAAAGATACTTGACTGGACACATTCAGTCAAAAATACTTGCCATCCAATCCAACGAGTGGGATATTGCGGCATTCTTGCCAATTCAGCAGTTCAAAAAGGCAAGTGCCGGCAAAGTATGGCAAGAATCAATGGAACAAATAGGAAACTAAAATGGCAGGTAATATTAACCAATTCAAATCAAGTTTTAAAACCGATGTTGCCAGACCCTCAAGGTTTGATGTAACTATTCCTATTCCACTATCATTAGGATTTTACATTTCTTCTGCAAGAAATTTGACCTACAGATGTGAAACTGCTCAATTACCTGGTAGAACTTTTGAAACTGCTCAAAAGAAAATGGGTTCAGCACCCGTTGAATATTTTCCATATCATACAAATTATCAACAATCAACTATGACTTTTATTGTTTCCGATGACATGAATGAAAAGATTTTCTTTGATGCTTGGATGGAACTAATAAATCCTACTACAGATTTTAATTTTCAATATAAATCAAATTATGCGGTAGACATTTCTGTTAACCAATATGATGTTAATGGCAATTTAACCTATTCTGGAGTTTTGCAAGAAGCTTTTCCAGTAGATGTTAATCAATTAGATATGGATTGGTCAACCGATTCATATCATAAATTGGCAGTAGTTTTTATGTATAAACAATGGAATAATAATACTGTTTCTGGACTTATAAATGATATCAAGACCACAGGCCTTACAGCCTTGGTTAATGGACTTTAACTATAATTGAATTGAAAAAGGAGTTTTAAAATGGCTTTACCAAAGATTGATACGCCAGTCTATGAACTGGATTTACCACTCTCTAAAAAACATATTCGCTTTCGTCCTTTTCTAGTAAAAGAGCAAAAAAATTTAATGATGGCGATGGAAGCAGACGATAGAGATACGATTGAAAGAAATGTTCGACAAGTTTTAACCAATTGCACAATAACAGAAAATGTTGACATTGACAATTTACCTGTAATTGATGTTGAATATTATTTTATTAACCTTAGAGCAAGGTCCGTTGGTGAAATTGTTGAAAATGATTACATCTGTTCCAACGAGGTAGAAGGAAATCCTTGTGGTGGTAAAATGAAAGGCACATTGAATTTACTGGATGTTCAGGTTGATTTAAATCCTAATCACAAAGATGTTATACAGTTAACAAATAAAATTAGTGTGAGATTAAAATATCCAGAATTTTCTTTGGTTAATAGAATAGCTGATAAAACTTCTGCTGTTGATATTATTTTTGAAATTGTAATCGATTCAATTGAATATATTTTTGATGGTGAACAATATTATTATGCTCACGAAACTACAAGAGAAGAATTGGCACAATTTGTTGAATCTCTGAACCAAGACCAGTTTGCTAAACTTGAAGAATTTTTTGATACTTTACCAAAGTTAAATAAGACATTGAATATGAAATGTGGTAAATGTGGATTTGACCATAGTATCGAAATGGAAGGCCTCGAAAGTTTTTTCGAGTAATATTTTGTCATGACAATTTGAGAAATTATTATAAAACTAATTTCTCCTTGATGCAACACCATAAGTATTCTCTCACGGAACTTGAAAATATGATACCGTGGGAAAGGGACGTTTACGTTGCTATGTTGGTTCAGTATATTGAAGAAGAAAACGAAAAGATAAAACAACAACAGTCAGCAAGAAAATAGTAGATGGCAAACGACCTAGACGAACAAAAAAGACAACTTGAATTAAAGTTAAAAATGCATGCCGCCAGTATGGGTGGTAACATTCGTCTGCCTAGAAAATCAAAAAAAACATCTACACCATCAGAACCCTGGCAACCTAAAGGTCCGCTCAAAGAAATAGAACGAGCACCAGAAAAAAGAGAACCTACCGAAACTGCTTACGAGTTAACGCAGAAAGCTTTAGAAATGGCTGATAAAGTTGCAGCCACTAAAGGCGTTCAGAATATGATAACGAATCCTATTATGTCATCAACAACAAAAACTCGTAATGATGTGACCATGAATCCTAGAAATACAATGGATTCAATGCAACAAAATAACAATGTTGGTAAAAAAAGACAAAGTTCTGTAAAGAAGGCTGTTAGTACTAAAGATCCAGATTTCTCATCAACACCACCAAATCAAGTAAGACCATTAAAAGTAAATGATACATTGGCTGATATATTGGCCAAAATGTATAATCTTATGGTTTTTAAATATGAATATGATAATAAAAAACATAAAGCAGATAAAAAATACAGAAAAGTTCTTCAAGATTTAAGAGAAAAACACATTGAAGAATTAATTGGTTTGTTTGGTGGAAGATACAAACGAGTTAAAGTTAAAAAAGAAAAACAAGAAGAAGAAACTGCCAAAAGAGAAGGATCATCATTTTTTTCTGGTATTTTAACAACATTAAAAAAAGGTGTAGACAAAGCTTTAAGTATTTTCAATAAACCCACAGTAAAAGCAGCCAAAGAAGCAGTTAAAGAATCGGCCAAACCAGGAGTTTCTACTGCAACTAAAGTTATAGTTGGTACAACAGCGGTTACAGCATTAAGTTCAATGGCCAAAATTGCTTCTGCAGAATCAAAAGGTGATCCAAATCAAATGAATATCACCTCTAAAGAAGTTAAAAATGGTAATCAAAGTACCGCTATGGTTGTTCCTGGAAATGTTGATATAACAACAGGAAAACAATATGATAAAAAATTAACAGACATGACAATTCCTGAAGTTATAGAATTGGGTAGAAGAAGAAATGCACAACTCGATGGTGGTGGTGCAGCAGGAAAATATCAATTTGAACCAAATACACTTTATGATGAAGGAAGAAAAGATGGTTTGGCTCCACAAACTTTTGGACCTAATTGGAGAAATGAAAGATTTAGTTTAGAAAATCAAGAAAAATTGATGGAATTTTTAACAGCACAAAATATTGCTAGATTAGAAAAGGCCGGTGTTCCGGTTTCAGACCAATCTTTATATGCCATGCATTTTACTGGTAACATGGAAAAAACCAAAAAAATTATAAATGGTCCAGAGTCAACTTCGATGGCTGATGTTTTAGGAAAAGCAGGTGCAAGACAAAATCCATCTGTTGCAAAATTAACAGTAGGTCAATACAAATCTAGTCTAGAAAAAAAAGGTTTTTCTAGTAAACCAATAAAATCGCCTATGATTAGTCCGGTACCACCAGTCAATATACCACCAGATCCAAAACAGTTAAATAATCAATCAACATCTAAATCCGATTCAATATCTATGTTAAATAATACTACCAATATAGCACATGGTGGTACAACTTATTTGACAGAAGAAGAAAGAGCTAATCGGCCCGCATTAATAGAAAAAACATATTACGGTTAAAAAATGGACTATCAAAAAGCACGACAAATTCGAAAAACTGGATTATTATCACTAATCAATGAAGAACTCTTTGAAAACAATAAGAGTGTTAGTGGTGCAGTTGGTGGTGCTATCTCCAGTAGATTTAAAGCAAAAGCTACAGGTATCAAAGAATCTTTGGATCCTTTAAATTGGGTAAGAAAGGCTGCGGGTGAAGGAGCATTTGGTGATTTGGCGGTGACTGGTCTTGGTAGAATTTTTGGTAGAAAAGACCGAGATATCAAAGCTTTTGGTGGATACGGAAGAAAAAGTTCAAAAGTTAAAAAAGATCCAAACTTTACGTCAGTTGGTAATGGACCAATTAGACCATTAACTGTCGGTGATAGTGTTTCGGATGTTCTTGGTAAAATGTATAACTTTATGACAAAATCTCATCAAGTTTATAAAATAGATAGTCAAATTGAACAAGCTTTTAGACAAGAACAATTGAATGAAGATGAGCGCAGACATAAAGCTTTAGTCGATGCAATTAAAAAATTCACCGGTCGGAGAGGCGTTGGTCGTAAAAAAACAGAAGGTGATGGTGGCATTGGTTTGCTTGGTGGTTTGGGTATAGGAGCTTTAGCTGATAACCTTTTAGATAAACTTCCAAGAGCAGGTCAAGGTTTGGCTAGAACACTTTCTAGGATGCTTAGAGGTGCCGCAAAGCCTTTTGTTTCATTAGGAAAAAAGTTTTTACCAAAAGCTTTTGCGCCAAAAACTCCGGCACCTTCAATGCCGGCCGGCAGGATTGAGCGGCCTACAGGACCTGTGAATAGGACTACTAGAGGTTCTACGGGACAAAATCGTATGAAAGAAACTATGAAGGTTAGAGGTGCTGGTCGCACTGCAATGCCTTTAGGTTCTCAAGCCAATTATGAGCCTGCCAATAAATCATTAACTCGTACAGAAAAAATAACAAAAGCTGCAGGTGCGGCTATCGATAAAGCAAAACCAACAGCTCAAAAAGTTGGCAAATACGGAGGAAAAGCTTTAAAAGGTGCAAAATCATTAGTTAAATTTTTAACAAGCCTTCCTGCCATATCAACCGCATTAACTTTTGGTGTTGCAATTAAAGATATAAATGATGCTATTAAATTACATGAAGCAGATAAAATAACAGAAGAAGAAATGCACCAAAGAATTGTACGTTCTCTTGGTGGTGCTCTTGGTGCTACGGGTGGTGGATTAATTGGCGCAACAGTAGGCGCCGCATTTGGTCCTATTACCTCAATTCTTGGTGGAGTTACTGGTGCAATATATGCTGGCGCTTATGGTGAAGATGCTGCGGATGCTTTGTATACATTCTTTACAACAAATCAAGAAAAAACTATAGAAGAAAAATTGGCAGCTATTGAAAAGTTGCCTAAAATTCGTCAAACTAATCCTGAAATGACACCAGAAGGTGCTGCATTTTCAGCAATGCACGGCACCCGTAATCCTAAACACGAAGCACAAACTAAAACAGTAGAACCAGAATTCTCTAAAGATATTAGAAGTTGGGCAAAAGATTATAAAGAGAAATTAAAAAGTAGTGCTGGTAAAGGCCGTGGTTATAGTCCCAATACTCAACCTATACCAAAATCTTCAACTGTTCCGGAAATGCAATCCACACCAACTTCTTCCACAGGAACAAATACTCCCGTAGTTGCGGTTAATAATAATGTAAACAATATTGGTGGCAAACCTCCAAAGGTAATACAAACTGCTTCGGCAAAAACAAGAGATTCCAACATTCAATATCAAATAAAAAATAGTGTTGTTCCTGTTTAACCAATAAAAAACCCACCAAAGTGTGCATCGTTGAGAGGCATGGTGGGTATGTTACCATTATATAGTTAAAACTCACATAACTAATTAATCTTCTTCTGCTAGTTTAGCAAAATAACTCAAATCATCTTCATCGGATGTATCATCTTTAAAAGGTGAATCTTCTGCCTTAGCCTTAGGTGCATCAAAAGTCTTAGCTTTAACTTGTTCTACTGTTGTCTTTGGTGCTTCACCATTCAAACCAAGAACCTTGTCGAGGCGTTTCTTCAATTCATCGTATGACTTAAACTCTTTATCACCAGTCAATTCTGCTAGTGAGAAAGAATCTTTCCAAATTTGTTCCAACTTAGCATCATCATCGGATAATACAGATGGTGAATCAAACTCAGACTTATCATAGTTCTGATAACCTTCTACTTTACGAATCTTCAACTTAAAGTTAGCACCTTTCCACATATCAAATGGATTGATTGGTGTTTCATCTTCGAATTGTGGGTTCATCGCTTCAGTAATCTTA